GGGACGCAGTACCCTGTCCTGCTCCCTCTCCCTCTCCCCGTTTCAACGCGCTAAAGCGTTACGCATTAAAGCAAAAAAATAAGCGCACCATTGCGGTGCGCTGTGTGATATGTGATATGATCATGGATGATATGACTTGACCATCTTGTAAAGATCTTCGAGTGTAGGACAATACGGCACAAACTTAGTAGAAATATCCCACGCTGCTTTTAAGCAAATCATTAACCTGAAGCTTCCGGTGCACGTTGCACTAGGTTTTTGTGTTATCCTTAAAAAGGATTGGTTTACGCCTGTCGGAATAGAAAAATGAAATGGAACACCAAATTGACCTTTTACTACATCTCCGGTAACATTGTCATAGACTTCTATTCTAAAGTTTTCAATTCCCGTGCCATAAAGCGAAGCAACCCAATCACCATCCGGAAGTAAAGCGGAATTTCCGTTATAAAAAACATTATAAAAACTATTTCCACTTGTTCCAGAATTTCCTGAAGTTGTAATCGTGTCATCCGACAATGATACTGTAACACCATCTTTCGTTGTGGTTGTAAACGAGGATAGTGTCATGTTTGCAATGTTCTTCGAGCCGTTGTCGATCAGATCAGCGAGCACGCTGCGATCCGTTGCAATGTCCGTGCGGAGATCGGCGAGATCCTGCTGCAAATCTGCGAGATTATCGTCGATATCCTGGATCATCGCGTCGATCTCCTGCTTAGTGTACGTCGCCGCTGCACTCGGCGGCAGCTGCTGGATCCAGTTGCCGGCAGAGTCGAGCATATAATCTGCGCTCGTTGCGATGATGTGAGCGCGACTACCAGGGGCAAGGCGCATTGTGCCCTCTGGAACGGTAACAAGATCAATCGGCGGGAGATCTGCAACTGTATCACATACGCATGTGATACGCACGACTTGCTCGCGCTGGATCGTGCTGCCTACGAGCGATTGATCATTTTTTAAGATCCTGTAAGATAATACACTGTATGCCATCAGAGATGCACCCCCTGTCGGAGCTGGGACTCGAGCTCGGCGAGCTCGGTATCTGTCGCCGGTATGCCGGACAGATCCACAAAGCTAAACTGCGCAAAGTTGTCTCCGGTCTCGGACACATAATCAGATATCCTGCCGGTGCGATATGCAGACGCGCCTACAAGGTTGATCGTGTTTATCAGATCGACGGTCGCCGGATAGGTAAGCTGTACCATCAAATCAGTAGGCGAGCAAATCGCAGTATTAGATCCAAGATCCGTGACGCTTGTAAATCCTGCCGGCGCTGCCTGTGCCTCGGCGATCTGACCGGCGGCGCCGATCAGACTTGCAGCAGCTCCGCCCTTGCCGATCAAGCCGCCCTTTGCAAATCCGGATACAGCACCCTTGATGCCGTTTACGGCAGCTTTTGCCGTTGCGAGCTGCCGCCCCATGATGTTACTATCTGCGACTGCGAGCGGGATGTTGACGGACGGATCACCGGTATATGGTCCGTGCGTGTACTCTCGTCCGTCGTGGCTGCGAGTGATCACCATCGCTGTACACTGACCGGATATCACATCAAAAGCATAATTGATCGCCATAGATCCATCCATCAGGCAGTCAGCCGGCAAGCTGACAGATCCGATAAACGGCAGATACAAAGACACGCCAACATACTCGGAGTAGTCAAAAAAAGTCTGCGTCGGACCGGTAAAAGACCAATCCAGGACGACGGTGCGGCAGATCCGCTCGCGTCTGTATGCGTCGCCGATGATATCGAGATACTCACCGCCGAGCCGGATATTAAATCCGATATCGAGCGTGCCTGCCGGCGGATTTGTGACGGCATACGGCATCTTGCGCGCAAAGACGACACAGTCCGACGGTGACAAGCGCGACTGCTGGATGCTGCTCGTCACTGCGTCGATCGCGCCGGAAAAGAGCCCCTTGTCCTCGATCGCGGATATCACATTATTTACAATGTTGCCCCAGCTCCAGATCTGCGCAGCAAGCTGACTAAATGCAGATGCTGTAAGCCTGTAGACATGTAGTCCGGCAGACGCTGCGGGCGCGAGGATACCAAAAGAGGCATCGTCCATAAATCGGTGCGTAAAAGTAGGATAATCAAAAGAGCCGTCCGGATCCTCCTCCGGCGGGATCTCTCCCTCCCTCGTGTCGATCTCGACATCAAAATCATCAAGGCAAATGCCCCAAAACTTAATAGCAAACTTGTGCATCTCGCTTGTGTAGTCCGCAGGATACTCCATATCAAGATTTGCAAGCGTCCAAGAGCTTGTGCCTGATTTACGATCATAGCCCCAATAATATTTTGTATCATATGATATAAGCCATACGCCAAAATAACTTTTGTTGTTGTATTTGACGACACCAAATTGCTGCATCGTACAATCGCAGATTGGATTATCATTAGTAACATTAGACGTAAAACGTCCATCAGAAAACGCACGTCTTGCTGTACCTGGTATAATATCTGTTATATATTTTTCAGAAAATGCGCCGCTGCCATAGGATGTTGATGGGATTGCAGCAGGATCATCAGGATTTGAGCCATTACGGATGTAACCGCCGGAAAAATAAAAAGCATTTCCAGAGGATGGTCTGTAGTTTCGCGTATAAATATTTGCAGACGGCACGCGTCCATCTGTGGATACGCCCGACTCGACACCATCGCAGCGTCCTAAAATAAAACAGACTTTTTTGTCTCCGGATCCGATCCAAACCCACTTTGCAATCTGTGTATTACGATACAGATTTTGTGATCCTGCAATAAGAGAGGCTCTAAGGGTTGCCCAGTCAGCCGCCGGCTCGATAGCTGCATGGTGTTTGTTATCTGTACCATCTCGGCTGATAACATAATAATACTGATACCTATCAAGATCCCAGTTATCAGGCGGATCCTCTGTAAGATCGACAGTCTCAAACTCAATATCCGATTTTGATGTGCCGGATCCGAGCGCAGAATTTGCAAATTTGATCAAAAATGGAAAAATACTATACCGCTCATCAAGGACGTTGCCCAGTCCGATAGATGCGATCGTATCCTCGTTGTATCCCATCTGCAACGATGTGATACTAAAATTAATACTTGATACACCTGTACTAGGTGTTACAGTTGATGTATGAGATGCGTTACTGTATATAGGCGTGGTATCTAGATCCAGCACGCCGAGCATCATATCCTTAAGGTTGTCCTCGCTGCCGATTGCAATATCTTTGATGTACATGCCCTCACCTCCTATCCATACATCCCTACAATTACATAGCTATTATCAAACGGCAGCGCCCGATCAGGCGCTCCGATCGTCGGATCATCCATAGAGCCAATGATATTGTAAACGCGCGTTTTGTACGCACCATTTTGGATGTAGCGATCCACAGCATTTTTTGAGACTCTGCTTGCGCAGATGCATTTGCATTGCAGCAGTTGATCCTTAAAACTCATCATAGCATCACGCCGGCAGGATGCGCGGACAGTCTGACCGATATCCGCCGTAAATGTAGCATAGTAGTAGTAGTAGACGCCCGCAGCGATCTCCGCGCGGATGTAGTTGTAGCCGGAGAGCTCGCCTTGATAAGATAGCACAATCTCGGGAGCGTCTGCTCGATAGTCGCCCTTTATGATGGATCCGGTTGCACTGATCGGATCCAGAAGCTGCGCGGACTTGTCGAGTTTGTCGCGCTCGGCGACGCATCTATAAAGTGTGAGATTCAAAAAAACTCACTTCCTTTCAAGTATGCCCCGCCGGATCCGGCGGGGCATTGCTCTATTACTTGGTGGACTTTTTGGTGGACGCTGCCTTCGTGGTGTCGGTCGGCGGTGTTCCAGGACCGGCGACAAAAACGGCTCCGTTTTCGTCGAGATCGATGTAGATCATGGTGTCGATCTTATAAAAATTATTATAAAATTCGCCCTGGGCGTTGTAGGCAGAGGTGACGCGCTCGTTTTGATTGTTGATCACGATGGCGTCCACATCAAACATCAAGCCGATAATGCCGATACGGTCAATTGTGACTGCCTCGGACTCCTCGCGGTCAATGTTAGACGGGAGATCAATGTTAATCCGTGTTGTTGCGGCGCGCTGGAACTCGGTGCCCGGTGTCTGCCACATCGGGATAGAGTCATAGCTCCCGATGTCGGAAAAATCATTGTGAAACGTTACAGCGTTAAGATACACATTGATCGACTCGGCGACGTCGGAATGCAGTACAAAGCGCATGTACTCCGGCGGCGTGCTGGTCTCGTAGCCTGCCTCGGTCTGGCAGTTAAAGATGTTTGTTGCCGGCAGCATCCGCTTTTTGGTTTGCAGGATCTTGTATGCTGCGTATCTGTTCCAATCCTCGCTCTGCGTCATGGTATCCAGAGTGAGGCTTCCGCCGGTATCGGTGTTAAAGCTTGTAAGCAAGTCGATCACGCCGCTGCCGCGGTACAGCTTCTCGCCGATAAATCCGTTAATGCCTCTCATAGTCAGATCGTCGATCTGCTGATCCATATCCTTTTGCAGCTGATCCTGGATCATACCGAAAAATCTTGCCATCTCGTCCGCGCTCCGGAAAGCGCCTTGGACCTGACGCTCTGCAAAAGAGCACTCGAGCTGCCAGTCTACCTTTTGTACAAAATATTTATTCTTGACCGTCGGCGGATTAAACTGAAATTGGTTAGGCGTATCTCCAGGATTAAGGTGCATGGTCGGATTTTGCTTTGCTGTAAAGCGCTTTGTGCGCGTCTTGGCGAGCACATGCCCAAACTCCGAGCCCTCTCGCGTGATATCCGGCGTCCAGCGACGGTGCGCACGGTTGACAAAGATCCAGCGTCCGATCTGCAAGATCATCGATTTGACAAAAGAGTCAACCCAGTTTGCGTTGTAGATTGCGGTGCCGACGTCAACGACGTTTGACAGATCCTCCGTGACGATAAAAGGCGTGGTATCCTCGATCCGCGCCGAGTGGCAGCGCTCCGCTGCCCATGTGTTGATCGCAGCTGCGATATCAGTATAAGGCATCCTCTGCGGCATAAATCATCCCTCCTATATGTATCAAAGCCACACCTGCAAAAACAGCTCTTTTGCGATATCCTGCTCGATCTCCTGCACGAGCCGCATGCGGTCGGCGAGATCCAAAGAGGATGCAAGCATCATTTGCGAGGTGGTGACGCCTATGTTGCCGTAGATGTGAGACTCTACGGCGTCCGTGTCTGTGCCGGTCGTGGTTGTGGTGCTGGATGCGGTGTCCGGCGCACCGCTGTATGACTCGACGGTGTTGCGAGATCCGGATGCGCTGCGCTCGATCTGCTCCGCCGCTGCCATCGTCTGGCTGTCATACGGTGAGACGCTGCGCGTCTCGGTGTCCTTGTAGTTTTGCGGGTTGTCGGTCGTGGTCCTGGTCTGGTTGCGCTGGCTCTCTGCCTCGATCTCCTGCTTAAGATCCGGCGTCCTGGTCTTGGTGCTCTCCTCGTGCCTGTCGTAGTTTTGGATCGGATCATATTCCGCAGCGTAGACTTGCATCCAGATCTCGTATTTTTTTGAATTTTTGAGATAGGCTTTGTAAAAGCACATCTCGATATCCTCTGCAGTTTTGTAGATCGGGCGCGCGTCGAGGTAGTCCATGTATAAGATCTGCTCAAAAGACTCTATGCTCGTGCCTAAGCTGATCAGCACGGAATCAAAGTAATTAAGTCCAGTATCAAAGTATCCGAGGATCTCGGTCTTATTATACTCACGGACTCTCGGGTATAGGATCCTCGGATCCAGCATCCTCATCACCTCCCCCTATCAGATCGGCGGCTTGCTCGATGATCTCTGCTGCATCCTCGATCAGCTCCGCTGCATCTGCGACTACCTCCGCAGCATCTTCCGGCGCCGGCTCCTCTGCCGGCTCCTCCTCTGCCGGCTCGGTCGGCTCCTCGCTCTGATCGTCGGCGCTGGTCTCCGGCTCATCCTCTGCCGGCTCCTCCTCGAGCTCCGGCGCAGCTGCGTCCTGCTCCTCGCTCTGATCGCCGTACAAGTTGCGCAGGATCAGCGGATTGACTACGACTTGCATCTCGGTCTCAAACATTAAGTTTACTCGATCAATTCCGGCGGTTATGCTATCAATCATATCCTGGATATTAAAGAGCGGCAGCTCGGCGCCGTCCTCGACCTCTGCGGTGATAAGACGCTCCTTTTTCATCTGCTGCGACTCGGAAAGTCCGATCGCAGCATAGTACTCTGATAAGATGTACTTGTGGACGTCGAGCAACTGGATCAAAGACTGGTTGCTGCTGTCGGCGTATACCGGCAGCTTTTCCAGTTGATCCACGAGGCTTTTTTGCACGATAAAAAACGGTTTGCCGTCGTAAGCCTCCTGCATTGCTGCCTCTAAAGAGAGGTATGTGTTTTGATCGTCACATGCAAAGCCGGTTGTAAGTCGGAGATTTTTTTGCGCGACATTGAGCGACAGGTAGTTATCTGCCAGCAGCGAGGCAGTCGTGCTGATCAAGCTGTACATGCCGCCGCTGCCGCGTCCCCAGTAGTACGGATCCATGCTTGTACAGTAGACGATCTCGCAGTCTACTCCAGGCTGCAAATTGTAGGAGCGATTAAAGCGCGGATTTGTAACGAGGATCCGATCCGGTATGTAGTACAGATCCGGCTTGCCTGCCGGCGCAGCGTTTAAGGCGACAAGATCCTGCTCCGGCTTAAAGTACGCAGCTCGACCTAACAGGATGATGCACATCATCATAAAATCATAATTGATCGACTCCGGCGCGCCTCGGATCTCGACGATATGCAGCGCCGTCCTAAAGAGCTGCGCAAAAAAATGCTGATACAAAAAGCCGTAATCTAACTCAATTGTGCTCAATGCTTTTTCAAAGGGCAGCGAGTTTGCTGCCCACTCCTCCGGCGTCGGATTGCGCTTGCTCATCAAATCGCCTCCCTTGCTATTTTTTGCGTTTGCAATGCCCAGTTTGCAAAGAGCTCCCCGGTCTCGTTATCCGCAAAAAACGTTTTCCTCTCGGCAATCAGCCGAGCGATCAGATCCTGCGCGCGTGTCGGTCGAGCTCGCAGCGTGTACTGATGCAGCGGGTTGCCGTCCGCGTGCTCCGCCTGGATATAGATGATCTTATCGCGCCGAGCGTCCGGATCCAAAACACTACACGGATGCCAATGCAAGACCGGGAAGCCATCATGCATATGCACATCACCTTGCAGCATCTGATCCTCAAACTCGAGCCAGCAGCTGATCACGATGCGATCGCGTCCTAACTTTTTGGGCGGGTGCCGATAGCTGGCGATCTCCCAACTGCCCGCAGTCATCATGCGGAGCTCCGGATTATCAAAAGCATAGTACTCGGATACCGATGCCGGCGCGCCCGTATACTCGCAGTACTCGATCGCGATCTTGTGATCCGTCTTGCCGACGCGGTACACGTCGATCTGTCCTGGCTGCATGTCTCGTATATGGGATATGCCCATCTCCCTAAAGTACGGACATGATTTATTGACCGTGTTTGCGATCAGCCAAAACTTTACTCCAGGACGATTGCGCACGATCGTCGATAGCAGCTGCTGATAGAGCACAAACTCATTTGTCAAGTAAAAACTGCGCGTTATAAACTCATCAAAGCAGACGCTGTACACCTTGCCACGATCCGCGCCTTTTGTCGTCTCAAAGGTATTGATTGCGTATGTCCGGCAAAAAGGCTTTGTGTCCTGCGCAGTCTTTACGCGCCCGCCGGTCTTGGTATCCTCGTAGCGGGCGAGGAAAAAAGCATGCGTCTTGTATATGATCGTGTTGTACTTGCCGTCAGACAGTTTTTTGATGAGCGGCAGCTGCGGATCAAAGAGCGTCGAGATGTTTGCAGCCTCGAGCATGGTGTCGAGCCGGCGGATATATGCCGACGGTGTGCGGCTCTGCATGTACTCCGTGATCACATCACGGCACCAATCGTAGGTCTTGCCGTTTGATCGCGTGCCGATCACGATATTATACAGCGCATCAAGCTTGCGGATGTTTGCGCTGCTGTAGTACATGGACGCGCCCTCTATGATCTCGCTGTCTACGTGCTCCGGCTGCTCTGTCTCTGCCGGCAGCAGCTTTTCCGGCTCCGGCACAAACTCGAGCTGCACGATCTCCGGCTCTGTGGCTTGCTTTTTACGCGGCATTATACCACCCCTACCATAATAATAGCACTTTACCGTGTGAAAGTCAATAGCATTTTGCAAAAAAATCCGGCACTACTTAAGTAATGCCGGATTTAGTATTATGGATCTCCGTATAATTTGTAATCAAGCATTGCATATAAATAGCATTTCCCGATTACATCTGCATATATTGTATTGATTTTTATTAAGTTATCTATATCAGGGGTTATCATTGATGCCTCACACAACAAACCCTCAATATATTTTTTATCTGTTTCTGTCGGCGGAGTCCCTTTTAGTAATTTTTCAATCATTTTTGATAACATAAAATCATCTTGTCTATCCATTTTATCCTCCAATATCTGTTTAAGTAATGCCGGAAGTTTTATTATTTGTTGCCATAAAGCCTATAGTAGAGCTCCGCGTAGATCGTGCATGCTCCGAGTAAGTCAGTATACTTTTGGATCCGATCTAAAGGCATAGCCAAAAAGTCAAGGCTATTTATCTGTTTTATCAAATCACGCACGTACTCGATATGATAGCCTGTCGGGGGAATCCCGCTTTTGAGCTCGTGCAAATACTCGTATACTCGGTGTCTGTCGTACTTATCCAGCATCATCATACCCTCCTATACCCAAAAACGTATCTTGTAAGTGCTGGGATCTCACATAAGCATCTCTCATGGTGTCGGTGTCAAAATGCGCGCAGGCATCCGCGATGATCTCGGCAGATAGCTCCGGCACATCAAAGATATTGTGACACTTAAGGCACACGCCGTACCGGTCGTGCCGGATCACGCGGACGGGCTTTCCGCACTTTGGGCAAGCCACATCGCGCAGCTTGTAGTTACGTCGTTTGATCGGCAGCATCCTTGCTCACCTCCTCGCTCTGGATCTCATCCAGGCACTTATCGCAGATCCACTTGTCATAATATGGGTGCTGCGGATTGCGAGGGATGCCCCCGTCGTCGATCTCTCGGATCTCGTGGCAGCACTTGCACTCCATGACGGCAGGCAATCCAAAATCTGCAACTCTCATTTTATCACTCCATTCCACGCCGCAGCAGCCTCCTCCGGCGTAGCTGCCTCCGGACCGGTTGCTCCACATCCAAAGTCTGACGTATCACACGATATCCAAAATACCGATCCAGTATGATTTCCGTCACCGTTTAAAAAGAGGCTTTTTTTTCCGTTGCCGCAAAAAGGGCAGTTCCGTACTTTTTCCCATGCCTCCGACAGATAAAACTTTGATATTTTATCTCTCATTTCTTTTTCCCTTTTTTCATAATCGGCGATCATTTGATCTCGTGTCATTTTATCACTCCTCGTATAAATTGCGGGCGATCGTTGCCTCGAGCTTGTCCGGATCCAGATCCGCGATCAGCTCGCGCAGCGACGGCATGCTCGACTTAAAAGCTTGCGGCTCCAGGATGATGCACGACGGGATCTCAATGTGCATGCAGTTGCCCTGATCATCCGAGACGCAGCAGCAGCGCTCATCGTCGATATAGTGCGACTTAAGTACACCGGTCTGATCGGCGGGGACATAAAAATCCTCGGTGACGGCTGCCATCTTATCCGCTGCCGTGTCGTACTGCTCAAAGTATTTGCCTTTGATATACTCGCCTTTATCGTCGATCTCGATTTGCGGCAAGCCGCTAATATGATAGTTAAAATTGCCGTTTTGTATATAACAATACTGTTTGAGCCCTAGGACCTTAAACTTGCTGTAGTACTCCGTCCTAAACTGTCCGAGCCCTTGCAACCACATCGGATTGCATCCGTACTTTTTGCACATGCGCTCCACAGCTGCATCCTTTTTGCGGTTGTACTCCTCGATGATCTCGAGCGCTGCGGGATTATCCTTTAGGATGATGTACATGCTGTCGGTATCGCTATAGACTACTGTGCGATTAAAAAAGCGCTCTGGATCCGGCTGCGGCACCGGCGACCAGGTTGCGATCTTGTACAGAGGATCAAGCAGCTCTTTGCGCGCCCAGCTTGCAACCCATACGCCCCACTGATACATTACGGGGCTAAAATTGCGCTTGTCGGCGTCGAGCTCATCCGCTGCGCGATCTATGCCGGTGAGTCCAGCCGGCACGACGTTGCCCGCTGCGGCGCTGTACATGTACTCCATGCGGATCGGATCCTGCACAAAAACGCCGTAGATCCGCGCGCACTTGGACTTGATCCGCACATACTCCGCAACCTCCTGTGGCGTCGGCATGCGGTGCTTTTTGATCTCTGCGAGCTCGGCTTTTGTCGCAAACTTTTGCGCTGCAAGTGTGATCGCGCTCTGGATCACGTACTCCGGCAGAGGCATATATCTGCTGCTGTAGATATCGACGATGTGCAAACTGTACGGCTCCCAGTCGTACCACTTGCAAAAGAGCCTAAAATCTACATCCGTGAGCACGGTGTCGATGTAGTCGCACTCGGCGACGTGCTCCGTTTTCATGCGCCGTCGCGCCTCCGGTGCGCGCGTCAAGTAGTTTTTTGGATAGATCGGCAAAAATGCAAGAGACGGGATCTTTGCTTTGACTTTACAAGCTGTAAAGTGTATCAGCATTGCGCGCCCGCTGTACGGTCCGGCTGCGTTGCAGATATCCTCGATCAAGCTGTACGGCGCCGGCGTGCTTGGCTGGATCGGCAGCTCCATCCGCTTAAATTTTGACGCCGGAAACCGGTGCAGCAGCACTTGCGAGATGTACGAGGTGTCAATATCTGCGCCCAGGACTCCAGACAGCTCATCGCCTCGATATATCGAGGTCGCAAAATTAAATCCGCCAAAGTATGCCACGCGCAGCATGCGCAGGATGTTGTAGTCGTCATCCTTTGCAGCGTCGAGCTGACGCGCTGCCATCGTCCAGCGCTGATGCTTTGTGCATGTCTTTGCCATCTCCGAGGAGATGATGCGATGCACTTGCTTTGTGAGCGTAAGCGGCATCTTTGATAGCAAGCCGTAAAAATTGACCTCGCCTGCATAGTATCGCGCAAGGATCTTGACGTCATGCTCGCAGTACTCGATCTCGCGATCCGTCAGCTTTGTGATCGGCAGTCTTATCTTTGAGTAATCAAAATCCGGCAGTTTGGGGATCCCGACCTCCTCGCCCATCTTTTTTAGCGGTTGCTCGGTGTAGCTGTACGAGTCTCTCCACTCAAAGCAGCCCGACTCAAATTTGATGATTACGCGCTGCGTCCGCGCGACGATCGGCTTGCAGTCGTCGATCTGCAAAAACTTGCGCATAAATCCAAACTCGTACCTAAGATCATGCACGTAGATCACAAGCTGATAGTCCGCAGCGAGTTGCAGCTCATCCTCCAGCAGCAGCATCCAGTCCTTAAAGTCATCCCAGGTGCGCCCGTAGACGATCAGATCCTCGCCCAGGGCAAACATCCAAATGTACATAAATGCGCAGTCGCTTGTCGGCTGCGGCAGACGCGGCATCTTGTCTGCCGGCTCATCCATGCCGGCACGCCTCGCAGCGTGCCGCGCCTGCTCGATCCGGTCGATCTCTGCGCGGATCTGCTCACGGTGCGGATCCTTTACGCGCGTGGTCTCGATATCAAAGGCGCACGCGATCGGATAGTACTTGTGATCCATGCGATAGCGCGCCGGCATGCGCTTGCTTGCCACGCTCGCAGCTGCCTCTCTCCAAAAGATCATGCGATCGCCTCCCGCTTAAAAGTAATCGTCAAGCTCATCCTCATAAAATGCAGATGATGCATCCTCCCCGACGATCTCTGTGTATGCCTCATCGACGGCAGCGTCAAAATAATCTCTCGGCATGCTCGGATCTGCAAAAAATCGACTAAGCTTGCCAAAGAGCCGCTGCACTTGCTCCTCTGTCGCGCCGGCATTTGTGATCTTGATCTCGATCTCGAGCATCTCGTTTGTGCCGATCCGCTGATCCTTGCCGGCAAGATCGAGCATCCTGTAAAACTCCGGCACGATCATCTCATACTGCAAAGCCTCCCTAAAGGATAAGCCGAGCATGTCTGCAAGGTCTCGGATCTCATCATCGAGTTTTCGAAGCGCCTTTTCCGCGATTTTTATACGCTGCTCTAACTTTTGCGTGATCGCCTCGATCTCACCGACGCTGTATGATGTGTACTTTTTGGGGCTCGCACTAAAGCCTCCCTTTTGCGTGCTGCCGAGCACATCGCGCAGCTTGTCGAGATCCTGGAGCTCTGCACTAAAGCCAAACTTTTTGCGTGCCTTTGCGGTTTGCAGCAGCTCGTTTGCTTTGCTTGTCGCAGCTCGCAGCGCAGACAGTGCCTCGCCTCGTCCCTCCTCGCGCGCCCAGCGCATTTCAAAATGTAAGCCGCCGGCGGTCCGGCGCTGCCCTCGCAGCACTTTTCCGACGTTTGACGCATCCGCGCCCGTCGCTCTGGCGGCAGCGGCGATCGTCGCAAAGGATCGCCGAAGCTCCGGCACGTATATCACAGTTGCTCTCATGTCTCACCCTCCGCGATCTCGCCGAGCTTGCGCAGCTCCGGAACCTCGGATCCAGCCGGCTCTCTGCCGCCGGTCATCACAGCAGCGAGCGCGTCGTCCCAGATCTCCGCAAAGTCATCCGCGTAAAAGCCACGCATGCTTAAGATAGCCTTGCACATGAGCTTTGTATCCTCCATGTGCTCCTCCCGCTGCTCCGGCTCCCAGTACTCCGATGCACGATCAGATCGCCGGATCTCCTGCTCGCAGTAGATCATCGCTTCTGTTCTGTTCATTTTCGTTTGCCCTCCTTCCGGATTTTGTACCGCTCATACCTGCGGTAGTCCTCGTATACATCTTCCGGCACCTGGATCCGATCCAGGTACCGGAAGAAGTAGCCCTTTGCGTGCTGCCGGCTGCCGGCTGCCGCTCGATGCACAGCGGACGGATCCAATCCGAGATCCCGTGCCGCTGCACGGCATCCGTCGTACTGCTGCCCGTTATTGATGCAGATCAGCGGGCGCTGCGTGGTGTCCTTTTTAGTCAATGCGGATCAGCTCCTCGTGTGCTCCAAAGCCGTAATAGACAGCCGGCTTGCCATCCTTTGTGCAGTGCAGATAGCCCTCGACGCCATCGTCAGTTGCAAACTCTGCGCTCTCCCGCAAGATATTGCCGTGGTGTCCGTCGATATATACATGTGTCCAGCGCTCCGGCAGCTTAAAAGTCGCCGTGTCCGTGTGCTCGATAAACTCATTGCCGAGCACTCGCTCCGGCTCGTGTGCGCTCCACCAGCTCACCCAGCCATCAAACGTTGATTTGCCATACTCATACAGTGTGATCGTTTTCATTTTTGATTACCTCCAAACCGCCGCAGAGCCGGCGCTGCTCGGACAGTCCCTCTGCCCACTATTATTATAGCGCATTTCAACAATTTTGTCAACACTTTATCTGTGAACTTTTTGTAAACAGGTTTGATGACGAGGCGCACCCCGCGCAGCGGGGAGCACCTACAGGGGGGAGCACCGGACGGTGTCCC